GACATAAGAACCAGTATCGATGTATTGAGACACATCTCCACCAAAAATTCCATCATCAACTAACATTCCAAATTCATTCCCAGCCGCTTTGGCAAGGTCGCTCATGTAATTACCCATTCATCCCCATTTCTTGTATTTTATCACAGATTCCCAATTTCTTGGCTTGATTTGCATCCAACCAAACATCGTGTGGTGGAAGCAACTTTTCACGGATTATCTTTTCAGACAATCCAGTACATTTTTTATAATGTGCTATCATCCTTTTAGTTGTCAATTCAAATTCCTTTACTGTTGCAAATAGTTCGTGCTCTTTTCCATAACTTCCCCATGTGTATTGATGAGATAATATTGAAGTGTTTGGTGTAAGTATTCTTTTTCCTTTTGTTCCAGAAATAAACATCAACAAACCACAAGATGCAATCATTCCCATACCAATTGTTCTTATCGGAATCCTCGAGCCCTTCATCACATCTATAAGTGCAAAACACGCATTTAAATCACCGCCAGGAGAACATATTCCAAGAGTCAATTCTTTTTGTGGTTTATTGGATAAATTGGCAGCAAGAATCCATTCTACTAATGGAATCATTGTGGCTTCTGTCACATCACCCATGAATATAGTAATTCCTTTACTGAGCAATAACTCCTTGTCTGCCGATGGTTCTTCATTATTTTGTACTGACATTATTTTCCTTTCATTTTCTTGAAAACATCCCATGTTAATATTTTAAAATCGTTTCCATCATCATCCGAATATTCGGAAACGTTTTCCTTGTCTATGACTTCTTTATCGGAGAGATCTGGCATTATTGTAACTGTTTTGGTAGCCATCTTTCTTTCTTTTCGATAATCTCTTAATGAAATATTTGCAGCAATCACCAAGACAACTGCAAGTGGGTCAAAAACAAAGATAAGAAGTATAATTATCCAACGAACGGCCTCTTCAAGTTGCGATTCACTTACATCATCGTAAATCATACTCGCTACATAACGTATAGGCCCGACTTCCACTTCTGCAAGATTCAGGTCTGTCTTCAAACTATACTTCTTATCCGTCAATCCATCAATTTCCGTTTCTAAAGTCGAAATTTTCGTCTTTAAAAGATTTGTTTCATTATCCATTGCACCAATTTTGGACAACCCTTTACTAATTGCACCAAGTTCGATATACCTCTGAAGTGCATCATCTAATGTATCAAGTCGGCCCTGGTATCTGTTTACCTGAGTTTGTCGTTGATTTACCTTGAGATTTATTCTTTCTATCCGTTCCACCAAAAGAGCGGTAGGTGATGATTGAGTAATATGAGCTCTTGAAAGAAATCCAAATATACCTAGTGAAGTGATTAACATCAATACTATAATAGCACCAATGAAATAAGACCTTATTGAAAATGGACTCGTTTTCCAGTTCTGAAAAGTCCACGATGCACATATTAATTTTCCTATCTCAAGGACAACGCCCATGATAGCGATAGCTGTTGTGGCTCCGGCAAAGATTGCCATCAGTCCTACTATGGAATAATAAGCTGCAACTGTTGAAATCGCAAGTGCAGTCAATAATGTTAAAAGACCAAAAAGCATTCGTTCTCATCCAAAAAAATCTTCAAGTGTTGATATGTGTTCAGTTTGCCAACCAATCGCCGACATCACCGTTGACATAGGGTCAATAAACGATTTTTGAAACATCTTATCATAGTCAATGTATTCTTCTAGCTGTAACTCAGGTGGCAACCTATTCAAAATTGCAATAACTTCTCCACCAGTAGTGTTTGGTTTCTTGAGATATGCAAACTTTATTTTTTCACCATCTTGTATCAATGGATAATCATTTGTTAATTTCTTGTCTTTGAGAAGTTTATTATAGAGTAATGCACCTTTCACATGAACGGGCGAACCTTTAATATACAATTGGGCCGCATCATGATACTTAGTTATTCCACGAACAGAACGAGGAAAAAATATATCCTCTGCTTTTAATGTCTGAAACTCTTCCCTGAACTTGTCAATATAATTTATCGCATCTTCTTCTGTACCATTCATGATAATAGTAAAGATCCCCTTCATCTTTTCTTTGCACGCCGCAGGAGTTGAAGATCGAACCGATTCAATTCCCATAACCTTGAGTTGTGGATTTTCATATCGAACACCCTCTGCATCATACACATTCATAATATAACGTTTCTTTGCAGTCCATAGGGCCTTGTCTGCAATATTTTCACGTTTCATTACCATCTTTTGGTCATATGCATTTACATATTCGGCAAGTTTCTGATAAGAAGTGTCTATGATTTTTTCCATTTGTTCAGAACAAACCTTATCTAAAAAATCAACTACTTTATTCTTATCATCAATCGTATCTCCATAAATTGTTTTTACCAAATCATCCATGCAAATATAAACCGAATCTGTATCTACTGCCACAACATAATCTTTTTCTTCTTCTGGTTTCAGTAATTCATTCAAGTATCGATTGATTTCTTTTTCAATCCATTTAATAGAAAGTTGTCCAGATGTCGTAACCGCCTCTGCAATTCGTTGGTCAAAATATCTAAAGTGTTCATTTCCCATTGCACCAAAAGCAGAGTTGAGCGTGGTCTTTAGATTATTCTGCATATTATGATACTTGGAAATCAATTTAGATAATTCTACTCTCTTGTTTCCATCCTTTTCCTTCTGCAACTTTTTCTTGGTTGCAATCATCTTTTTCTTATACTTTACACGATTATTATAAATGTCCTGCATCATCTCTGGTAGAAATCCCTGTACATCCTTTCGATAAAATTCATTGTTTGGAGTATAGGTAAGATTATATTTTTCCAAACCATCCAATGATTGAGATTGATCCAACAATCCACTCACACCAGGCCGGTCATCTTTAATCTTTTGTAATTCCTTAGGCAATTCATCTGTAATCAATGTTTCTGGACTCAAATTATATTGCATTATCAAATGAGGATATAGAGAGTTCAAATCGAAATTCACTACCCATTTGTGTGCCCCAATAATAGGATCTTTCACATACGCACCTTCAAACTGAGTGGATTTACTAGAATGTTTCTTTGGTGGAATGACAATATTTTTCCTGAGAAGATTATTGAAAATTAATGTATCCCACATTCGTACTTGGCCGAATGTATTTCCATAATTCACTTTACAAAGATATGCAAGTGCAACTAACATTTCAAGCAATTTTAATTTACTATCTAATTCTTCAACTAATTCCACATCTTTGATGTTGTATTCTATGAACTTCTGATAATCGTTTTTGTAAAGAAGATGAAGAGAACCTTGTTCAGAATAATCAAGTTTACGTTCTCCCAATTCCACAAATGCAATATGGTCAAGTCGATATGACTCTTGATTAGTATAAGTAAATTTACGATACATTTGTAAATAATCAAGAGTTTCTACACCAATGATATTATAGGCCTGAAGTTCTCGCCCTCCCATCCCATACATCATGTACTCTCTTACCTTTCTCCAAGGCGAAAGTAAACGATATGGATTCTTCTTATCACTAAACAATCTTTTTGCACGATTGACAAGATACGGAATATCAAATGACTCTATGTTCCACCCTGTAACAATATCTGGTGATTCTTTATCCCATATTTCAAAGAACTTCTGCAAAAGGGCTCGTTCACTATCAAAACGAAAATAGAAAACATTTTCTCTATCATGAACGAATTCTCCCCTACCAAAAACATAACACTTACCATCTATCTTAATTGTGATGGCAGTTACTTCTTCGTTTGCAGTTTCAATATCTGGAAATCCATTCTCTGAACCAGTTTCTATATCAAGATATGCGATACGAATCTGTGAGATATCGTAATTAATATGTTCTTCTGGAAAGTATTCTGCAATAAAGGAAAACTCATACTTATCATTGCCGTAAATACTAAAGTTATCAATATCTTTGTACTTTTGAATGAATTCCCTGCACTCTTTCATATTGCCAGGTTGAATTTCTCCAACTGGATTGCCTTCAAGAGTCCGAAATTTAGTTTCTTCTTTGGTAGGAATATAGAGCGTAGGTTGATACTCTACACGATCTTTGAATCGCTGGCCATCGTTGGAGATGCCACGGAATAAAATATAATTTCCTAGGCGGTGTACATTTGTATAAAAACTCATTTATTCTTTTTATCAAAATCGTGAAACTTAACATAATCAACATTTAATTCATCTAACTTATTATAACATATTAAAATGTGTTTGTCAATCCAATTCTTTTTTTTATTGAATTGACCAACAACAAATAGAAATTGAAGATATATTAACCATAAGTATTTCATGGCTTTCCCTTATGTAAGAAGACCTGACTTATATGATGTCTTCCTATTGACTCTTAGTGCAG